TGCTCATGGGCCGCGACTGGAAGCGTGAGGACGGGGCGGCGATGCGGATCTCGCAAATGCTCATCGACGCCAACTGGGGGCAGAGCACCGGGACGATCCGCACCTTCTGCCGGCGGTCGGCGTTTGCGGGGGCGATCCTGCCGAGCCACGGCAAAGGCATCGGCGCGTCGAGCCAGCCGATCGGTGAGAAGAAAAGCCGTGGCGACCGCATCGGGCTCAACTGGAAGGTCGGGCAGATTTCCGAGGGGCAGCGGTCATGCCTCTACGACACGAACTTCTACAAGACCTTCGTCGCGGCTCGCCTGCGGTTGCAGATGGGCGACCCCGAGGCGATCGCGTTCCACGCCGGCCAGCACGATCTCCTATTCGAGCACCTGACGAGCGAATACCCGGTGAGGACCGAGGCCCGTGGCCGGGTGGTCGATGAGTGGAAGATGGGCGGAAGGGATAACCACTGGCTCGACTGCCTGGTCGGCTCTGCGGTCGCGGCGTCGATTGCGGGCGTCCATCCGATTGCCACGGAGGCTGGCGGGCGGCAGCGTAAGAAGGTGACGCTTCCCAGCGGGCCGGGCGGGAAAAAGATCATTACGCTCAAAAAGCTCGGAACTTGACAGCGTTGCCATGCTGCGAGGATGCCAAGCATCATCCTCACGACCGTTGACGGCATGGAGCCCCAAGACGCTCTCGCCATCTGCTACCGGCTGACGAAGCCGGGGAGCGAATTCAATCTCGAAGTGCGGCGGATTCTCGACGGCAATGGCTCGTCTGACACGCCGATTGCCCTCTGGCACGAGGACGGGGCGTTGCTCGGGTGGGCGTGCTCGCACGTCTGGAATAACCACCAGACGCTTGAGCAGTTCACTGGCGAGCGGCACCGTGGGCGCGGCATAGCCACGGCGCTATCGGCGTTTCTCTTGGGTGCTGGCGTGATCGACGGCGCGGAGGAGCTCGCGGTCTTCTCGCCTGTGACGGCCGACATTGCCCGGCGGTTGGGCGTCGTGGAGGTCAGCCTCTACGAGCGTCGCGACGGCGAGTGGTCGCTGGTCTGAGGCTAGACCCCCTACGGTCTACCCCCTGTGTCGGTCTACCGTCGCTGTTATGAGCGACGAAGTATCCAACAAGCTCGCCGAAGCGGCAGTCGGCCCGAAGCGCGTCCGCACCGACGCGGGCGAGGTCGAGGCCCACGATCTCGATCAGATCATCGAGGCTGACAAGTACCTCGCCGCCAAGGCTGCGGCGTCATCGACCAACAAGCATCGCGGGCTCCGCTTCAATCGCATCATCCCTCCGGGGACCATCTGAGTGGCGTTTCTCGACCTGTTCCGAGGCAAGCAGACGCCCCGCCCGGCGGTGGTCCCGGTGGTCCGTGCGCGTTACGACGCTGCCGAGAAGGGCGACGACTACAAGCACTGGGCCAACAGCGACGCTTTCTCGGCTGACGCTGCCCTGTCGCCGACCGTGCGGCGCACTTTGCGCAACCGGGCAAGGTACGAACGCGCAAACAACTCCTACCTCGCTGGCATCTCTTTGACGCTGGCGAACGATCTCATCGGCACCGGACCCCGGCTGCAACTCGACACGGGCGACGCGGAAGCGGATCGGCTCGTCGAGCGGCTTTTCTTCGACTGGGGCTGGACGATCGACCTGCCCGCCAAGTTGCGGACCATGCGGGAAGCCCTGGTCGTCGACGGCGAAGCGTTCGCGCTCATGGTCACGAATCCCCGGCTCGACGGCGTAACGCTCGACGTGCGGCTCGTCGAGGCCGAGATGGTGGCGACGCCGACAGAGCTCATGGCATCGACGATCACGCCCGAGGGTAACACGGTCGACGGCGTCGAGTTCGACCAGATCGGCAACGTCGTCGCCTATCAAGTCTTGAACTTCCATCCCGGCTCGAACTTCCGCGTCAACACGCTTGAGTTTCAGCGGGTTCCGGCGGCGCAGATGGTGCATTGGTTCAAGCCCTCGCGGCCGGGCCAGCATCGCGGCGTACCCGAGGTCGCCCCGGCTCTCCGGCTCTTCGGGCAACTCCGTCGCTACACCGAGGCGGTGATTGCCGCTGCGGAGACGGCGGCCGACCTGGCTGCGTTCATCCACAGCAACTCCCCGGCTGCGGAGGTCGACGAGGTCGAGTCGTTCGCGGCCCTGGAGATCAGCAAGCGGACGCTGACCACGCTGCCCGAAGGCTGGGACATTTCGCAACTCAAGGCCGAGCAGCCGACGAGCACCTACAAGGATTTCAAGACCGAGATCCTCAACGAAATCTTCCGCTGCCTCCAGATTCCATTCAACGTTGGGGCTCTGAATTCGTCGTCCTACAACTACGCCAGCGGTCGCATGGATCACCAGGTCTATGCGATGACGCAGCGCGTAGAGCGTGACCAGATCGAGCGGACGATGCTTGATCGCCTGCTCTCGGCATGGGTCAACGAGGCCGCGCTCGCGGGCCTGCTGCCTGCCGGGATGCCGCCGTTCTCCGAGTGGAATTGGGGCTGGGTCTGGGACGGCAAAGATCACGTCGACCCGGCGAAGGAAGCCAACGCCGCCGAGACAAGGTTGAGGACGCACACGACCACGCTCGCCGCCGAGTACGCGCGGCAGGGCAAGCGGTGGGACGTTGAGTTGCGGCAGCGGGCGGCCGAGATCGCGCTTCAGAAGGAGCTCGGTCTCTTCGTCGACTTCACGCCGGAAGTGAATTACGGCGGCACGCTCGACGAGAACGGCGACCCAGAGGGGGCCGACGCATGAACGACTATGACGACCTCGACGACACATTCGACCTCGTGGAGTTCCTATGAGCAGCATTAAGCTCGATACTCAGGTGACGTTTCTCCAGGCCGCTGACGGCGAGTCCGCGCCGGGGCCGAAGAAGTTCCGCATCGTGGCCTACACCGGCGCGCCGATTCGGCAGGGGTGGAGCCGCGAGCCGGTCGTGATCGACCTTGCCGGGATGACGCTGCCCAGCACGATCCCGATTGTGATCGGCCACGACTACGCCCTCGGGTCGATCCTCGGGCAAGGCGTGCCGAGCGTGCAGGGCGGGCAACTCATCGTCGAAGGCGAGATCCTCGCCGACAGCGAGAACGCTCGCCAAGTGCTCGCCCTCGCCGAGAAGGGCTACCAGTGGCAAGCCAGCGTCGGTGCCGATGTCGGTCGGCATCTGAAGTTCGGCGAGGACCAAGCCACCACCGCAAACGGGCAGTCCCACGTTGGGCCTGTTCGCATCGTCCGGGCTTCGACTCTCCGCGAAACGTCATTCGTGACGCTCGGGGCGGATCGCAGCACGGCTGTCTCAATCGCCGCCGAAGAGGTGGCAGAGGAGCAACCCATGGCGGAATCCGCCAACCAGAAGCCCACGGAAGAGGTCGTCGAGACCCCGATCGTGGAAGCCACGGCGACGGTCGCCGTGGAGCCCAAGCCCGAAGTCGATCACACCAGCGTGATCGCGTCCCTCGAAGAGAAAGTTTCCAAGATGGAAAAGCTGCTCGCGACCCGCGACGAGCGTCCGGCCGCTCCGGCCGTTCACGTCTCCAAGGCTCCTGAGAACCAGGCGGCCGTGATCGAGGCTTCGTTCGCCCTCCAGGGCGGCCTCCCGCAGATCGAGAAGTTCTACGACGCCAAGACCCTCGAAGCGGCTGCCAAGGTGCAGCGGTCGACGAGCCTCGGCGAAGTGCTGGTCGCTGCGGCCGAGGCCAACGGTTACGACGGCCCGCGCCGCCTGACCGCCTCGACGCTGCGTCCCATCATGCAGGCCGCGTGGGCGACCCACTCGATCGCCGGCATCCTGTCGTCGACCGTCAACAAGTTCCTCCTCGCCGGTTTCAACGGCGTCGAGAGCTCGTGGCGTTCGGTCTCTTCGGTGCGTTCGGTCAACGACTTCAAGACGATGACCTCGTACCGGCTCAACGGCGGCATGAAGTTCGAGAAGGTCGCCAACGGCGGCGAGCTCAAGAACGCCGCTGCGAGCGACGAGAGCCGCACGATCTCGGCCGACACCTACGGGATCATGACGAGCGTGACCCGCACCGACCTCATCAACGATGATCTCGGCGCGCTGACTGCCGTGCCTCAACGCATTGGCAGGGGTGGCGCTCTTGCCTTGAACGACGCTTTCTGGCAGGAGTTCCAGGCTGGGCATGGCTCGTGGTACACCTCGGGCCGTGGCAACCTGGAGTCGACGGCTGGCGCGCTCTCGCTCGCCAACCTGAAGAAGCTCGCGACCCGGTTCCGCAAGCTCAAGGATCCTGACGGCAACCCCGTCGCGATCAACCCGGCTGTCCTGCTTGTGCCGGCGGACCTTGAGATCGCGGCTGCCGAGATCATGGGCTCGGCCCTGCTCGTCGGCGGCTCGACCGCTGCCCCCAACGTGAACGTGCTCGCCGGCCGCTACCAGGTCGTTTCGACCTCGTACCTGACGAGCGCCGAGGACTACTACCTCGTGGCGAATCCCAGCGATTTGGCCGCGATGGAAGTGGCGTTCTTGAACGGCGTGCAGAGCCCGATCGTGGAGACGGCGGAAGCCGACTTCCAAACGCTCGGCGTGCAGATGCGTGGCTACTTCGACTTTGGCGTCGCCAAGGCCGAATACCTCGCCTCCGTGAAGGGCGACGCGACCTAGTCTCACAAACCGTGACCGCCGGGCGGGGGCCACCTCCCGCCCGGCGGCATGATTCAACCCAACCCATTCCTCAGAAAGCAGGTGATCCAAATGGCTGATTACGTTCAAGGCGACTGCCTGATCGACCACACGCCGACCTCCGCTGTTGCGGCCGGTGCCGTTGTTGTGCTCAACGACCTGGTGTGCGTGGCTCCCCGTGCCATCGCTGCCAACGCTCTCGGTGCGGTTTCTGTCGACGGCGTCTGGTCGATGCCGAAGGCGACTGGTGCGATCGGTCAGGGTGCTCTCGTTTATTGGGACGCCACGGCCGGCAACATCACGACGACCGCGACCAACAACAAGCGTGCGGGCAAGGCTGCGAAGGCGGCTGCGTCTGGCGACGCGAGCGTCCAGGTGCTCATCAACATCGGTTGAGCATTCGAGTCCACACCGCAACCCCCGGCAGGTGCGCTATCACCTCCAGCGCGCCGCCGGGGCGTTGCGGCGGTGGCTGTCTTGAGGAAACCCAATGGCCGACCTTCTCCGCTCCGGTTCAGCGTGGCTCGCAGCCCAACTCAAGCAGTCGGCTGGGACGCTCTGTGCCTATCGGCGGGGAAACAATACGGCCCAGATGACCGCCTCGATCAGCCGCTCGACGTTTGAGGCTCAGGGACAAAACGGCGTGATCGAAGCCTGGGAGAGCCGCGACTACTTGGTCAAGACGGACGAGCTCCCGTATGGCGAGCCGAGGCGTGGCGACATCATCTTCGAGACGCTTGACGGCGTGGCGACGTTGTACGAAGTGACGGCCCCGCGTGGCGTGCCGATCTTCCACTACGCCGACGCATTCCAAACGATCCTCCGCATCCACACGAAGCAGATCGACCGCGACATCACGTTTATCGTGACCGAGCAGGGCGACGAAATCGTTATCCCGCTGGCAGTCGACTAAGGGACACGAATGGCACTCCAGAAGCGCGTCAGCGAATTGCCCGCCGTCACGACCGTTGCAGGGACCGACCTGCTCATCGTGTCGAGCAACAACGCCACGAAGAGGACGAGCGTCCAGCAGATCGGGGCGTACTTCGCTGCCAACGGCGTCGCCGGCCCGCAGGGGCCTGTTGGCCCGGCGGGGGCTCCTGGTGCCACCAACTACACGCAGTTGACCAACGTCCCATCGACGTTTCCGCCATCCGCTCACGGCCACACGATTGCCGATGTCAGCGGTCTGCAAACCGCTCTCGACGGCAAGCAGGCGTCTGGCTCCTATGCCACGCTCGTCGGCGGCAAGGTGCCGGAATCGCAGTTGCCGCCAATCGTGACCACCTGGGAAGGGCTGACCGGGAAGCCAAGCACGTTCCCGCCGTCTGCCCATAGCCATGCCATCGGCGACGTAACGGGCTTGCAGACCGCTTTGGATGGCAAGCAGGCGGCTGGCAGTTACGCCGCATCGGTTCACTCGCATGGCATCTCGGACGTAACGGGCCTGCAAACCGCCATCGACGGCAAGGCGGCTTCGAGCCACACGCACACGATCGCCAACGTCACGGGCCTGCAATCGGCTCTCGACGCCAAGGCGACGCCTGCGGACGTGACGAGCGCGGTGGCTTCCGTCGTGAACGCTGCCCCGGCATCGCTCGACACGCTCAAAGAGCTCGCCGACGCCCTGGGCAACGACGCCAACTTCGCGAGCACGGTCACGAACGCAATCGCCGGGAAGGCTGCGGCGGTGCATACGCATGTCATCGGCGACGTGACCGGACTTCAAACCGCCTTGGACGGCAAGCAAGCGGCGGGCTCCTACGCTGCGGCCGTTCACACCCACGGCATCAGCGATGTGACGGGCCTCCAGACGGCTCTGGATGGCAAGGCTGCCACAAGCCACGGCCACGCGATCGCGGACGTTACGGGGCTCCAGACGGCCCTGGATGGAAAGCAGGCGAGCGGCTCGTATGCGGCTGCCTCCCACGGTCATGTGATCAGCGACGTGACCGGCTTGCAGACGGCGCTGGACGGGAAAAGCGGCGTCTCTCATACGCATACGGCACTTCAGGTAAGCGGCCTCGCCGCCGTCGCCACCAGCGGATCGGCGGCTGACCTAACGGGAACGCTGGACGTTGCCCGCATCCCCAGCCTCCCGGCCTCGCAGATCGGAAGCGGTGTGCTGGCTACCGCGAGGCTCGGCACCGGCACCGCATCGGCGTCGAACTATCTGCGTGGCGACGGGGCGTGGGTCGCCGCGCCCGTGACCAGCGTGAACGGGCAAACGGGGGCCGTAACCGTAGCGGCTACCGCAAAGAAATTCTGGTGGATGTAGGAGTAGCGAATGCCAATCCCTGACCTGTGCAATCCGACGAAGGTCGAAGCGAAGAACGCCAAACAGGCGGTCACAACGTCGGCCACCGCGATCATCAGCAACGGAGCCGCCAGCAATAAGACCCTGCGTGTCGTGTCGCTCTACGTCTCCAACGTCGATGGCGTGGATGCCGCGAGCGTTACGGTTTCGATCTTCGACGGCAGCGTGACGCGGCATATCTGCAACACCGTGTCCGTTCCCGCCGACTCCACGCTTTCGGTCATCACCCGTGAGGATGTTGTGTATCTCATGGAGGGCGATGCCCTGCGGCTGACTGCCAGCAATAGCGGCGACTTGGAAGCCATCGTGTCCTACGAAGAGATTTCGTAATGCCCCGCCGCAACGGCTCATACTTCGGGTTGACGGTGAACCCCACGCCATCCGTTGCCAGCGGCATCTGGAGGGTGCGGGAGGCAGAGGAATTCCTGCGGGTCAACAAGTGGCCCGCCACGCCCGGCGTGCCGGGTTCGCCGGTCGGTTCTGCTGGCAACGCCCAAGTCTCTCTCACTTGGTCGGCTCCAACGCTCGGCACACCGCCGACTGATTACCAAGTGCAGTATTCGTCCAACTCAGGATCAACGTGGACGACGTTTGCCGATGGCACCAGCACCGCAACGTCGGCGGTGGTCACTGGCCTGACGAATGGCACCGGCTATATCTTCCGCGTGCGGGCCGTGAACGCACTTGGAGAGGGGCCGTATGGTGCGGCGAGCGGGGCGGTGACGCCATCGGCGATCTCTGCCGCCTTGCTCCTCCACTTCGACGGCACGAACGGTAGCACGACGTTTACCGACTCGTCGCCCAATGGGCTGACTGTCACGGCCAACGGCGATGCCGCGATCAGCACCGCGCATAGTAAGTTTGGCGGGGCGAGCGGTTATTTCAGCGGCGGCGCTAATCGGCTGACGATTCCAGACAGCGAGTGGTTCACTGCGAGCAATGATGACTTCACGATTGAGGCATGGCTGCACCCAACAGCATGGAACACAGGGTTCAACGCAAATCACTGGTGCGGTCAATCCAATAACCTTGCCGATAACGGCAACCGTTCTTGGTCTTGTTTTTTAGACGACGGAATCGCGGGCTTTTATTACACGACGGACGGCGTAACGGACAACGTTCAATCGTTCTCTGCGGCGGACGTTGAACTTGGTTCTTGGTTTCACTATGCAGCGTCAATACAAAGCGGTGTAGTTCGTGTGTTTGTGAACGGGCTGCTGGCCGGAACACACACGCTGCCGGGGGCAATTTTTGATAGCACCGCCGATTTGTGCATCGGCACGTTCGGCAAGTATGCGGAGGAAGGCTACCCGGGACTGTCATACACGGGCTACATCGACGAACTTCGCATCGTCAAAGGCACTGCCGTCTATACGGCCAACTTCACGCCGCCGACTGCGCCGTTCTGAATTGCGCTACACCCACAA